GCACCAAAATCTGTAGTTGTTATAACACCTGTTGAAGAATTAAGCGAGCAATTTGCTAAAGTCGCATTTTCTAAAACATCTGTAGTTTCTGTATAAGCTACGGTATCTCCTGTTGCCGCTACCGTTGCTACGGTTCCTGAAAAATCTCCTGCGATGGTTCCTATTGAACCACTTTCTGTAGTCCAAACGGGTGCATCGGATACCGTCAAAACTGCCGTCGTACTTCGAACCGCGAGTCCTGTATTTAATTCTATTCTTATAAAGTAAGTTCCATCGGTTGGTAAAGTACATCCGACGGTTAATTGTGTTGCTGAATCTCTAACCACTGAACTTGCAGCGGTGATTACTCCTGTTGAAGCTTGAAACTCGACAGCGGGAATTCCACTTCCACCAAAATTAGTTCCCACAATAACCACTGAAGTTAAATCATTAGTTACGGTATCAGGCGTAACCGAAGTAAAGGTTGGATAAGTTTCAACTCCAATTCCTGTAATCGATCCCCCTAAAGAAACCGAACTTCCATTAATCGAAATAGCACTATTCGCTAATTTAGCATTAGTCGCTGCTGAATTTAAAATTTTAACCGTTGTTACCGCATCGGTTGCTAAAGCCGTAGCATCCACTGCACCTGCTGCAAAATCAGCAGATGTTAAAGCGGTTGCTGGTGGTTGTCGCCCAATGTAAGCCATTGATTATTTCTCCTATGTACTAATTGTATCTATAACTGAAACGGCAGTATCTAATGATGATGCTGTATCGCTAACGGCTGTAATCTTATCACCTGAAGCTAAAACAATTTTACTTCCTCCATCAATCAGTTCTAACGAACCTCCTGCTGGAATAGGAACTGTTTTAATCAAATAATAATTGGTTGCAGAACGGATAATATAAACATCTACATTAATTGTAGTAGCTGCTACATTTGCACATCTGATTCCAATTACAGCATCGTAACTATCAGCAACAGCAAGAATGTCCACTGGAGATGTTCCTGTGTTTCTTGTTATTTGATTTCTGAAGTTTTGAGCCATGTTATCCTCCTATTAAAGTGCTACACTCATTGCAATACTGAATCCAGCAGATGCTTTAGTATCTAATTGATCTTGAGCATTAGAGCTTAAACTATTAATGTACTGAAATTCTGTATCACTAACGGTTCCGTTTGCAATTTTTGCTGCTCCAATACTATCTATTGCCAAATTAATTGTTCCTGAGCTGGTAATTGGCGAACCAGTTATTGTAAATTCACTTGCTCCTGCATCAGCCACTGCAACCGAAGTTACCGTACCTCCTGCACTTGGAAAAATTTGAGTAAAGGTAATAGACGCTACACCGATTGTACCACTATCTGTCGTACAAAGCCACATCGTATCAGCATTTGTTGTACCTTCTTTTATAATTGTTAATTGTCCAGCTAATTCAGCTACGGTGTCAAAATCTGGATCTCTTGAAGCTGTCCCTGAAGCTACTACTACATAAATTCCATTTTGAGAAGTAGTCGTTTGATTTTTAACTAATACTTTGTCGTCTGTTGCTAAAGTAACTCCGTCTAATGTATCTCCATTTTCAAGATCAGTTGCTAATGAAATATTAGCCGTTGTTGCTGAACGACAAATAATTCTTGTTTTTAATCCTGTAACTAAATTATCGACATACGTTTTAGTTGCAGCATCAGAACCTGCACTTGGAGAACCTAATCCTGTAATCGTACCTCCAGAAATTGCTACTCCACTTGCCGCTTGGATTGCCATTGAAGCTAACCCTAAAGAAGTTCTAGCTGTAGCTCCTGTTTCCGCTACCCAGTTTGAACCTGATCCTACAATAAAATTACTATCAGTTGTTGAAAGTCCTGCAATATCTGCAAGTCCTGCATCATACGCTTGAACATTAGTTCCGATCGCTAAACCTAAATTAGTTCTTGATGTTGAAGCCGAAGCCACATCCGATAAATCACTTGCCGCTACTAATTTTGTTCCTAGTTGAGTTTGAATCGCAGACGTTACACCTGATACATAACCTAATTCTGTTGAAGTAACAGATGATGCTGCAACTTTTCCTGCACCATTTGATTGAACGGCTCTACTTGCCGTTAAGTCAGAAGAAACGATAGTAGTTGCTGCTCCAGTTATAGTAGCTGCTTTCGCATCTAATTGAGTTTGTGCATTAGAGGATAAAGTATTGATATATTGAAATTCTGTATCGGTTACTGTGCCGTTAGCAATATTCGTTGCTGAAATTCCAGTCGGTAAGGAAGTATTAGTTTTTGATAAAGCTCCTAAATAAACATAAGTAATGGCTTCACTAGATAATGAAGTTGAATCCCAAGTTACATTGACTGTTGTGTTTGTTGAAAAGGATGAAGTAGAAATAGTTCCATAAATAGTTCCAGGTGTCGGTGCAGTAATTTTAATTCTTCTGCCTGTATGATATTGAGAAGTTACATCAACTCCTGCTATGGTAAATGAAGTTGCCGAAGCATACGCATACGTTACACTTGCATCACCATCTCCGTATTGAACCCATTGCGAATCATTAAACCAATCTCTAGTATTTTTCATTAATGCTCTAATGGCATTATTCAAATTACTAGGTAACATTCCTTCTGCTACATTAATGGTATTAAGTGATGTATTATCGGCTTGGGTTGTTGAGTAATCTTTTATATTTGTTGTCATTTATTTAATCTATAAACCATGAAAACGCTTTAGCATTTTCGTCATTATTTTTATTTATTAAAACATTCACCGCTTCTTCTACTTGTCTTTGAAAGAACTCTTGGTGTTCCATACTATAACGAATATTGTCTATATTAATATCTGTAGCCATTATCGTTGTCCTGCTCTTGATGCAATAAAATCAACACCTTGTGCATGAGTCCAAGTTGATCCTGCAGCAATTTTAACATTCGCCCTAACATATCTTCCTGATGATCTTACTGGTACTGAACCGCTGGTTACCATTGAACTATAAGAAGATGTAGTAGCATCGTTTGCTAATCGTTCCCTTGTTGTAATTGCTACGGTTGCCGTTGCATCTACAATGGGTCTGACTTCCGTTATATCTGATCTTAATCCAGGAAACAACTCAATTTCTTTTGTTTCAATTTCCACATCATTACTGTTACCAGAAAAAATAGCAGCCTTATAATCTCCATCGATAGCTCCTAAATATCTTTGTCCTCCTAACCAAAAAGCCGTATCTAAAGCAATATTAATATTATCTAAGTTTGAGGATATTAAATCCATTGTTTCTACCGTATAAGCTCCAACGAATTGAGAAAAGATGGTACTAGCCGTTGCTTTAGCAAAAGACCATTTTTCAGTAACATAATTATAAATTAATAATTTATCACAAATTCCTGTGGTATTCGCTTGATTGTCCGCACTTGGGTATAACCAAATGGCTAAAGTATTAAAAGGATCAACCGCAGCTACGATTCGATCTGAAAAGGCTTTATCTAAATCTATATCAAAAAAACGATTAACTTTTTCAGCTCCAATCGGTTTTATGTTATCTCCTTGTACTTCAAAGAAACCATCATCAGCATAAAAGAAAACCCTTCTATTATCTTGACAAACTGTTTTTCCATAAACTGCACCTCTGTTTGGTGAAACCACAGAAAATCTAAATACGGTTGAACCACCCACATAGTCCATACGAACTATTTCATTTTGTCTAAAAATATAACCATACTCCCCAGACGTAATCGCTACAATCTGTCCGCCTGATCCTGGTAAGTCTTGGTAGTCGGCTTGTTTTGATCCTGCTGTCCAAGTGGTAATATCATTAATTCCTGCCCATTGAACTCTATTAGTTGCTCCACTAATATTTCCTGTTATTAAAAAATCTCTTATCACTCCTGATGTTCTGAATAAAGGAGGAGTACCATCCGTTGCAATCGCTGAAAGATTAGCAAAGTTTGTTGAAGTTCCCATTAAATAATATTGGGGTGTGTCCACTCCATTACTAACAATGAGATAATCTCCAAATTGAGTAAAGGTAAAATAATCGGTATCGCCTCCAGTTAAACTTGATTTTCTTGAAGTAAAAGTTCCTGAAGATAATTGATAAATATTTGTTTTAGTTGCAGCAAAATTATAGCTAGTATTATCAGTGGATCGAAATGAACCTGCTGCTTTAGATAAAGCTCCAATATTATTAGAACTATAAGTAGTTAAGGAAGGAAAAGGTTTATAACTTCTAGCAGCAAAATAAACATTCTTTGCTACATTCGCACCTGGATTCATAAACTTGGGTTGATCCGGTAACCATTCTCCAAAAGGTAGTTGCATCTATTTCCTATTCGTTGTTACTGACTATTACTTTACCTTGATCGGCAAAAGCACCAGCCACCGTTACATCTGATCTAGTTTGTAATGGAGATCCACTCCATTGATCTTCTCTGTCATTTCTTTCAATTCGTTCTAATCCTGTTTGATAAAGTTGTAGCCAATTCTGTAATTTAGTAGGATCAATTCCTCCTAAAAAATTAGCGGCATGATAAAGGCTGCCGTATAAATAAATTCCAGGATGATTTTCTAAAATCCAGTTGGTTGCGGTACTTCCTGATAAGGGAGTAATCGCTTTGTAATAATTTAAGGTTGATGTGTAAGTTGTGTCAGGCGTTGGAGCAAATCTAAAATTGGTTCCTAACAGGGTATAAACATTAGGTCGCCCAGTCGTAGAACCTCCTTTGATTTGGTCCATTTGAGTTGGAGCCATATAAGTTAGAGAATATTTTACTGCACCTTGAACAATATAAAAATCTCTGACTTGTAAAAATCCTGTGGGTACAGCTACCGTTTCATCATCAATAGAAAAAGCTGCATCGGAAGTGAGCATGGCTTTAATTCTTAATTTAGAATTATATTCCGCTTCTACCAGTTTAATAAAATCATCACCAATCTCTGTCGTTAAATCAGAACGGTTCAGCCAATTTGCGACTGCTGCTTTTACTTCGGTATAAGTTGATAATGCCATTATAATCTTCCTGGTGCGGTTCTAAAATATCTATATTCGTTGCTGTTTAGTTTTTCTTTTAAAATTTTGTTTTGTATTTCTTTAGGTAAACTAAGAAAATTATTGGTTCCATTATATTCTTTTGCCCAGATTTCCAAAGCCAGTGTAGGAATAGAAGCTACTCTTTTAAATCCTTTACTGGGAGAATAACCATCGTTTTGATTATAGAGTTCTTTATTCGTTTTTAAATGAGAATCAACATTCAGTTCTTGTTTAATTCCAATTTTTTCATCAAGCTCTTCATTGATAAAAGTTGTTTTCATTAAACCTTCAACTTGTGTTTCTTTTTTCATTTAACCTTGACCTCTAGTTTTTTTTCTCTTCGGTATGCGTTTAGAATACGACTTCGCATGACGACCTGGTCTTTTTATTCTAGTTTGCTTAACATGAACATACCCATACGATCTGGGTTTAGCCATTATGACGTTAAGACAGTAACACCTAATATACCAGTGCCAGTAGCAATAATTCCTGCAACTTTATCGCCTACATCAACTTTTATTATTTCTATTGTATCAGCAGGTAAAAAAGTGCTGCTAGTAGTTGCCGTTGGGTTACTCCCTACCGCATAATAAGTATCTGTATCAGCACAAAGTCTTACCCAGAAAACTCCACTTTCAGCAGTTCCCAAAGCGGCAGATTGTGCAGACGAAGTTGATGTCGCTACATTTGCCGTACTGGTTTGTTGAAAACCATAATTGTACATTGTTTTTTTTCTCCTATTTAATTTGTGAGGGTGGAAAAACCGCTAGGTCAGAGCCACCCCCAAGTCTTGTTATACTATCTTCTTATGATGATTGTATAGTGTAAACTGTGTGTTCCAGTGGAAGCTCCATCAGTCGCAATACCAATATAGCCATCTTGCTCTACAGTATTTGCACCTGTTGGTTCACAAGTATCTACATCTCCAGCCGCAGAGCCAGAATACGCAACTGTGATTGTTCCATCGGTCATAGCTGTTGCTCCTACTTTCGCAGTAATCCCAGCATTTGCTCCTGAAATCGTTCCACCTAATACTGTGATAATTTTAATTACTCTACCACCATCAGGCACAGCGATTCTTGAAGTGAACGCAGTTGATACATCATCGATTTCACCAGTTAAGAAATAATCGTTTAATGTTCTCATTTTTTTTTCCTCATTGTTCCGCCCTTAATCTAATCTCAGGACTTCAATGTTAATATAAATGCAAGGGGAGCAGATTTTTTAGATTACCCCCCTTACACTGTTAGATATTACGAAGTAGTTACGTCAGTAACCATTCCACTTGATCCTTCATTTTTTGCTTCAAGAGTATATTCAACTACCAAGAATCTTTGATCTGCATCAGCTGTCTGTGCAGGATGTTGGAGTTTGAAATCTCTTAAAAAAGCAACTGCCCAAAAGTCCATTTCAAGCAGGTAAACATCTTGTCCTCTTCGGATAGCAGTCCCATCGGATTTTCTAATCCAACGATCAGGAACAACTTTCATTGTTCCAAAATCAGATTCGTAAACATCGATAGAAGTCATTAATCTTCTATCTTCTGCTTTGTCGAATCTAGTTGCTCCTCCTGTGAAGAAAGATAGTTTCTGTTTATTGAAGCCATTAAGCATAATCGTATCAGGATTTCCTCCTGTGTCCCAAGTAGTTTTCAAAGTTGATCTCAGTAAAGTTTCTGTGAATGCTCTTTGAGTTCCATCAGTTCTAGCAGCACCGCTACCAGCTCCTGATCCACCTGTTCCAGCAGATACATTAGTAGAAATCCATGTTGGAAGTCCACCAGTTGTTCTTGCTACTGTATTACTACCTACTGCTTTCGCTG